GTCGTCCGCACCTTGCGCGTTACGGGCGCGGCGCAAGTCGCCTATTCAGCGGCGTTGCAGACAACGGACTTTGGCGCGCCACAGGCGCAGATAACCGTTCGCGTTTATCAGGTTGACCAGATCATAGGGCGCGGAATCGGTAGGGAGGCGACAGTATGACCAACACGCCCAATTTTAACTTTCCGCTGCTCTACGGCGGTCAGGATCAAAAAGACGTAACGATAAATCAGGCGCTGACAGCCATCGACCGGGCGATACAGCTGAACGTCACGGACAGAACGCACACAGCGCCGCCCGGTTTCCCGGCCGACGGCGACAAATACATTGTTGCCGTGGGCGCAACAGGCGTGTGGACGGGTTACGACAATTTCATAGCGATTTACACCACGAACGGCGCGACTTGGACGCTTGATTTTCCCCGCATTGGCTGGACTGCGTTCTCAGTGGCGGATAATGCACTTTACACCTATAATGGTTCGTCGTGGGTTGGATTGAGCTATATTCCATACACGCAACAGCTTATCGACCTGTCTGCGTTGACGCCCACGGTGGGCAATGTCATCACGGGCGATGGCGCTCATTGGGTTTCAAGCACACAAGCGCAAGCCCTGGGTTTAACCGCAGTCATGATGGCGCTAATTTACGGATGATGTTATGAAATATACAGCGCCCCTCAAATGTGTGTTCAATCCGACTAATAAAACCATCAATTTTGCGCTCACGCCTGGTTTTGTGTGGTCTACATTATTCGCCATTGTCAATTTGACGGCAAAGCAAAGCATCTATGCGGTCGGAATAACAGGGTATGGCGGCGCTTTTTCAGGGACGACGCTCACCCTGGATTACAGCACAGTCGGAATGGGCGTAAATGACACGCTTCAGTTCATTCTTGACGAGGGGAACGACAGCGCGAACGATTTGTTGACTGCGGCGTTAGGCGTTGGCGTCAATACGCGTAATTTACTGATAGAAGACTTGGTTAGACAGATGCTTTCAGAGCAACGTTTGACAAATATTCTGTTAGCAAACATTGCAAACATCCAAGACGACTTGGATGATATGAGGGAAAGCCTTAATCAAGGCGACCTTTAACACCAGGAGAGCATGAATGCTTATTCAAGGTCAGGTTGGGCTTCAGGCCCTTCAGGATGGCGCACAAGTCAACACGTCGCTTGGGCGCGCTGGCGAAATGTACGTGTCAGAGCTTCACGGACGTTATTATTCGCTGACCAAGCGCGGCCTGTTGTTTGGCTTTTCAACGGCTGCTGTCACCATTGCCGCGACCCACAACAGCCCGCTTGCGGCCAACACTGGGACGCCCATCATTGCGTTGTGGAACCCCGCCAACAGCGGCAAAGACCTGGTTGTCCTGAAGCACAGCATTTCGGGCGTGTCCGGAACACCCGGTGGACCGATTGTGTGGAACTGGGGAACCGTGACGGCGACAGCCGCCGCTCTGTCCACTGTCGTGTCTGGTCGGTTCGGTCAGTCGCCCAGCGGCTCCATTGCGGCGGTCTATTCCAACGTGGTGACCACGAGTTCGCTTGCTGGCTCGCTCGCCTTCCATGCGGCTGGAATCTCCGCCGTGGCCATGACCGGTCAGGGTGGCATGAACGCGCCTTCTTACGAAGATCGCGGCGGCGACATTATCATTCCTCCAGGATCGTGGGGCGCGTTGTGTTCCACGGCAACCGGAACGTCGCACGTCATTCAGGCGTCGGTGATTTGGGCCGAAATAGCAGTGTAATCTGAAAAGAGGGGTTGGCCATGGCTACAAAAACTGTCGTCCTGTCAACCGCTGGCGCGGGCGACTGGCCAACCCCTCTCGATTGGACGGTGACCAACACCGTTGACGTTTACGCCGCAGGTTCATACGGCCACGCGCCGTCAGGATCGGTTGGCGGAGGCGGCGGAGGCGGCGGCGCGTTTTCCAGAACGGCGAACGTCGCCCTGGCCATCGGCGGCTCGGCTCATTACAACATCGGCGCAACAGGCGTGACGGGCGGCGACAGTTGGTTCAACGGGTCGACCCTGGCGACCAGCTCGTGCGGGGCGAAGGGCGGCGGCGCGTCAGCCGCTGGAACGGGCGGAACGGGTGGTCAGGCGTCGGGCGGTGTCGGCGACCTGAAGCGCAACGGCGGCAACGGCTCAACAGTCCCTTCTGGCTATATGAACGGTGGCGGCGGCGGCGGCTGCGCTGGACCGCATGGCGCCGGCGGAAACGGTTCTGTGTCAACCGCGCGCTTTGGCGGCGGCGGCGCTGACGGTGGTTCAGCGGGTGACGTGAACGGCCACGGCGGCAACAACGTCTTGGGAACGGGCGGCGGCGCGCCAGGCTATCCAGGGACGAACGGCGGCGGCGGCGGAACGGGCGCAACCACCACTGGCAAGGCGGGCGCGAATTATGATATTTACGGCGGTGGGGTTGGTCCTTCAGGCGGTTCGGGCGGTTCGGGCGTGGGCGTCGCCGCGACGCCTGGTCTGGGCGGCGGCGGCGGCGGAACGGCGAGCGGCGCGGGCGGCGCGGGCGGGCAGGGTTTTATCGTCATCACCTATGACATCGCTGACACGACATGCGCGGCAATTTTGATTTTTTGAGGGTGAAATGACCACTTCGGGCGTATCGACTTTGACCATGACGGCGCGCGAGGTGATTGAATTCGCCCTTGGCGAGTTGAACGCTGTTCCGATTGGCCAGGAAACCGACATCACCGAGCTTGCGCCAATCCTACGTAAGCTAAATGTCATGGTCAAGGGTTGGGAAGTCAAAGGACCTCACCTGTGGCGTACGGGGGATGGAAGTACGGCGCTTGTCGCTGGCCAGGGCGACTATTCCCTCACGGTCGACAACCCGTTGCGCATCAAAGAAGTGAGATATCGCTACGCAGACGGCCACGATTTGCCCATGGTCAAAATGTCGCGCACACAATATGAAACGCTTCCGAATAAAAGCTCTGCGGGCGTTCCAACACAGTGGTATTTCAATCCACAATCAACGTATCAAGTGCTTTTCGTCTGGCCAGTTCCTCAAGTTGTAACGACTGAAACCATCAGATACAGTTATCAGAGACGTTTTCAAGTCTGTCAAACGCTTGATGACGACGTTGACATCCCAACCGAGTGGCTTGACACAGTTGGCATGAACCTTGCGGCGCGGCTCTTGGCCGCTTACGGTTCCGAGGGCGAAAGTGCTGGGCGGATTGAGAAGGAAGCGGCGCTGCTGTTGCGCGCGGCCAAGGCGTTTGACCGCCCGGACTTCGTAAGCTTTATGCCAGCCTATAGACCGAGGGCTTAATCATGGCGCAATTCCCCCTGCGGTTGCCAACGGAAAGCACCATCGGCAAGGATGGCCAGGAAGCCAACACGCGTCTAGTGAACGCCTATGCCGAAATGCAGGGCGCTGACAAGGATGGCAAGTCCGCCTTCGTCACGTACGCAGCGCCAGGCCTGACGCGCTGGTCACAGGAAACGTTCACCGGCGCAGAGCGTGGGATGATTCTGCTGAACGACAGCCAGCTGATTGCGGTTCTGGGCGGCGCTGTCGTCCAGTTCAACACGAGCGGCGTCAGCACGGTTTTAGCGGGCATGGTCGGTTCCGGGCGGCTGACCATGGCGCGCAACATGAACCCGACCAATCCAGCCATCGCCATATGCAACGACAGCAACAAATATTACACGCTGATTAACGGCGTCGTGACGGACCAGGGCGTCAGCGAAGCCAACCTGACAAGCCCTAACAGCGTCTGCTACACAGGCGGTTATTTCGTCTTTGGCACAGACGTTGGCAAAATCATCCACACGCCTCCCATTGATCAGGCGAGTGGGATAAACTCGCTTATGTACGCCTACGCGGCGTCCACGAGTGACGCCATCGTGCGCGTATGGGCCCATGTGGGCTTTCTCTACATCTTCAAATCCAAATCCACCGAGGTGTGGCAAAACGCTGGCACGACGCCTTTCGCGTTCGCTCCAGTCCAGCAATATTTCCCCCTTGGCCTTCTGGCCAAATTCTCGATCGCCGACAGCGAACACGGGATTTTCTGGGTTGACCACAGCGGCGTCGTCCGCAACGGCGTTGACGGCAACGCGCAGCGCATCAGCACGCACACCGTTGACCGGGCGATAGCTGGGCTAAGCGCGGCTGACCGCATGACGATTATCGGCTCTATAATCAACTGGGAGGGCCACAAGTGTTATCAACTCCGTTCTACGAGTTGGACTTGGATTTATGACATTTCCATGCAGCGTTGGTTTCAGCGCAAAACAGGTGGTCTTGACCACTGGATTGTTAACGACGCCTTAGTATTTGACGCAAACTATATCTGTTCATCGGGTGAAAATGGTATTCTCTACAAGTTAGACCCTACGAAAAACAACGATGACGGGCGTGAATTTACTGTTGAGTTGTGGTGCCCAAACAGCAACAGCTTTCCCGATGGCGTCGTTGTTGATCAGCTCGACGTAGATTGCATCACGGGTGTTGGGTTGTCGTCAGGTGTTTCTTCTGATATCGATCCTCTATTGATGATTGATTACAGCGATGACGGTGGGCGCAGCTTCAAAGGCGAACGCACAATCCGCCTTGGTGGAACTGGCGAAGTCAGTCGCTATGTTCGTACCAACAGATGGGGTAGGATGACCAACAAGGGGCGTATATGGCGCTTCAAGGCGTCTTCGTCGGTTTTGAGGGGCGTCATCCAAGCCTCAATCACCGGCCGGAAAGTGAACACCTGATGATCCTCAGACCACAGAGCAAATCCATTGTTGACCAGGCGACAGGCATGCTGACGCTTTTGTGGGACAGGTTCTTCAACGATGTTCAGGTTGGCCTGAATTTCTATGGAACGCAGACCGTGACGGCTGGCGCGGCTCTGGCTATCGACATGAGCGCTGGAGGTGACGTTAAGCTGGCCTTGGGCGCGACCGTGACCAGTTTCGCCCTGGTGAACTGGCCTGCGGCCGGAAGCCTTGGGCGGCTGTTGTTGGAGGTTGAGAACGGCGGCGCGTTCAACATTACGGCTTGGCCTGGCGCAACGATCTGGCCTTCTGGGATCGCGCCCGTGATAACGTCAGGGTCTGGCAAGAAAGACACTTTTTTGCTGACATCGAATGACGGCGGTCTGAATTTTCGTGGTTATGTCATAGGGCTGAACCTGTCATGATACGCTTGGCGACGCATTACGACATTGACGGGATTGCGGCGCTGTTTAAGCTCTGCGCCAACGATGACAGCATTGACGAAACCCACTGGAGTGACGAGGCGGCGCTGCATCTGGCGTCCGAGACATCATTCACCCTGGTTGCGGAGGATGACGGCGCGCTCGTGGGGTTTTTCGTTGGTCGCATCGCTTTTGAACCGACGCTTCACGGGCGCGTGTGTATCGAACACCACTGGTATGCGAGCAAATACGGAACGGAATTAAGACGAGCGGCGGAACGCGCAGCTAAAGAGCGCGGCGCTGTCAAAATGCTGATCCATTCATCTGACGACCGCGTTAAAAAGCTGGTTGTCAGAGCGGGTTATGAGAAGGTTTATACGATTTACGGGAGGGCGCTTTAATGCCTATCATCTTGGCGGCGGCGGCAATTGCAGGGGCTGCCAGCTCTTACTTTGGTTCACAAGCGTCTGCTGACGCGGCTAAACAGTCCGCGCAGATGCAAATGGATATGTACAACCAGAATAAGAAGATTTATGAGGAAAACAGCGGTCTCATAAAGCCTTATATCAGTCAGGGAACGTCAGCGAACAATTTGTATGGTGACCTGACCGGCGCCAATGGGCCTGACGCCCAAGCTGCTGCGATGAAGGCTTACCAGTCCAGCCCATATCTTCAACAGATGATCCAAAACACTGGCGCGTCAACGATGGCGGCGGCTGGCAAGGCTGGAACTGGCGTCAGCGGCAACGTCTTGAATGACCTGTACAACCAGAATGCCGCGCTCTACAACCAGGATTATCAAACCAACCTCAGCAATCTGAGCAACCTTTCCAATCAGGGTTTGCAGGGCGGCAGCGTCCTGGCGGGCATGGCGGGCGCGCTGACCGGCGCGGGCACGCAGGCGGCGGCGAACGCTGGTCAGGCGACACAGGCGGCGGGCAACGCTACGGGCGCGGGATATATGGGCATGGGCAACGCGGCGTCAGGCGCGGCCAACAACTACATGAACTACACCATGATGCAAAACTATCTGAACAAGGGGAACGGCGCGAACGCGGCGGCTTAAACCATGGCGGACATCAATTCCCTACTCGCGAACCCTACCCAGATGGATTACGGCGCGCAGGCCTCCAGCGCGATAACCAACGCGTCGGCGCTGACCAAGTTGCGCCAGGGCCAGGATGATCAAGCAACCGAAGCGGCTGCTGGCCAGGCCGTGGCCAACCGGGATTTGCAAGGCGCTGAAGACATTTACAACCAGGCCGGTAAGATCGATAAGGCGCAGGTGATCAAACAGCTTCGCATCAACACCACAGCCGGTCAACTTGCTGCCAAGGGGGATGTTGCGGGCGCCGCAAGACTCCATATGGAAAACGGCTACATGGACGCGGCGCAGAAGCTGACCACGGCGCAACTTCAACAGACCAACGCCACGCAAGCCAAACTCGCCGGTGTGGCGGAGCATACCGACCTGACGCCGGAGGTGTGGGACAAGACAGTCAGCCTTCTGGCGTCGCAGGCCACGACAGCCGCCCAGCGGGTTGAAATCGAGGGCTTTCGCGACTTCAAAACCGGGCCGAAAATAGCCTTGGGCGTGGCTGGAAAGGTTCAAGAATACAACAATTCGCTGATTGCCCAGCGTGCCGCTGATATGAAATTCGCGGGCGAAGGCGGCGTGCGCCGAGTTGAGGGCGCGACGCCGGGAACGGTGTCGCTCAACCCCAAAACGATGCAAGCCAACCCTGCGACGTTTTCGCCCGATGACCCGAGCCTCAAAACAGGCGCTAGTGCTGCGCCAGAAGAATTAGCGACCGCTGAAAATAAAACGAAGTCCACGGGTTCGGAGCGCGAAATTACAGCGATTAAAGAAGATTGGGAAAAGGCGAACCCCGGCAAGACTATGGCGCGTAGTATCGCCATGGAAGCTTACGGCCTAAAGCAAAAACAAGGAATGCACGTCGCCGGATACAAAACCGACGAAAACGGCAACGCAACCGAAGCGATACCCGGAACAGTAGAAGGGACTACTGCTAATACCAGGAAATTACAACAAGACGTTGATCACCAATATGATTTGGCTCGGGCAAAAGAGGGCGGAAAAAAACAAGCCAATATTGGCGATGTTCGCGCCACCATTGCCAGCGCTGCGCTTGGGCATTTAGACGAGGGTCTTCTGGCTTTGGCTGAACCCGGCGCAGATAGCGTTGTGGGCGCTGTGCATGGCAATCCGGAGTTCCAGAAATGGCGCGGCTCGATGTACCCCAAAGATGTTGCAACGCCTGTTACTTTTGGAAAAATCAGAGGGGCGCTTGAAAGCGCGCAGTCTGAAATTGAAAGATTGTACACACAAGGTCAAGGTGCTGTAACCGAAGGCGAACGCAACAACTTAAAGGCGTTGGTTGTTGACGCCCAACACGCGCCAACAGCCGAAGCTGCAACGAAAATCTTGCTTAACGTCAAAAAGCTGGTTGGCGAAATCATCAAAGCGCCTGAAGTAGGTCAAATTCAGAGAAGTGACGTTATTCGCAATGCTCGGACTGAGAGCACAAGAAAGGTCGAAAACAGTATCCAACCGGCGGGCGCGGCGCCCGCGCCAGGAACGCCAGAAGCGGCGGCGGCGGCGAACGCGCCAGGCGCTGGGGTGAGCAGCGGCCCGGTCACCGTGAGTAACCCGGCTGACGTGGCCAAACTCCCATCTGGAACCATTTTCGTGACGCCTGACGGTCGCAGAAAGGTTGCCCCGTAATGGCTGACGATCCTTGGGCGGCTTTCGCCGACGCGCTGCCAGCCGCAGCCCACGACCCTTGGGCGGCTTTCGCTGACGCGCCCAAAGCGCAGAGCGCAAGCGCCGCAACCGAGCCGCCATCGAAAGAGGCGGTAGGGCTGTTCAAGCGCGTCGAAGCCATCGGCGACGCTCCGGAGCACTACGAGGGCCCGCGCGGTGAATGGGTTATGCCTGACCAGCTTGCGGGCGCGGCCAAGGAACGGCAAACCCTGGTTGACGAGAAGTCCAACAAGCCGGAACTGCCTGGCGCTGGAGCCGTGCGCAGCGTCGTGGGCGGCGCAATGTTCGGTTGGGAACCGAAGGCCATCGGCGCGCTGGAAAGCCTGCGCACGGGCTCGTCTGTCGCCGAGACGGCCATGTCTGAACGCGAGCGTCAAGAACAGTACAAAAGCGAGCATCCATACGCCAGTTTCGCCGGCAACGTCGCCGGCGGCGCTGCTGGCATAATGGCGGCAACGCCCTACCTGGAAGCAACGCCAGTCGTTGGCGCTGGCATGAGAATGGCTGGCAACGCCCTTGGGCGGCTGCGTCAAACCGCCGCCGGTTGGGTCGGTGGGGCGGCGGCGACAGGCGCGGGCATAGGCGCGCCTTTGGGCGCTATCGAGGCGGCGGGCGAAGACAAGCCAATGGGTCAGGGCGCTGTTTCGGGCGCTATCGGCGGCGCTATCGCCGGGCCCGTGGTTGAGGGCGCTGTTCGCGGCGTCGCCAACACCATCGCGCCGTGGGTGTCCGAGCATATGGCTGGACGCATTGCCCAAGGTGAGCGACCCACAATCGGCGAAGCCGTGGCGTCGGAAGACCCCCACCTTGTGGGCGAAGGCGGCAACATGCTCGGTCGCCTGATGAAGACTAAAGAAGATGTGGAGGCCGGGTTCCCCATCGCGGGCGCGCCCATCCGCCAGGCGCAACAGACGTCGCGCGAAGTGTTCAACTTGAACCGCATCAATGCCGCGCTAGAGCCTATCGGCGAAAGCATCGCCCCCGATACGCCGGTTGGGCGACCCATGATTAGGGAAATGGGCGACCGGCTGGGCGCGGCGTACAATCGCCTTGTGCCACAGATTGCGGGCGAAGTGGACGCGCCGTTGACGCATGGAATTCAAATGGCGGAAACGCGCGTGCCCGTCGCGTTGCGCCAGGACTTTGGCACGGAAATTGACCGCATCGTCATCAGCAAGTCACACCCGCAAACGGGTGAACTGAGCGGGCGGAATTTCAAGGACGCTGAAGCGGAGTTGCGCCAGGTCGCAACCGAGTATATGAGCAGCCCGAACCCCAGCGACAAGCGGCTTGGGCGCGCGTTCGCCGACGTCCGAGACGAGCTGTTCGCCATGATGGACAGACGCAACGCGCCTGATGTGTCGGAGCGGCTACGCGACATCGACCACGGGTATTCGATCCTCATTCCCATTGAAAAAGCGGCGGGTTCGGTGGGCGCGCGGGATGGCGTTTTCAACGCCAGCCAGCTTTACACTGCGTTGAAGGCGACGGACCAAACCGCGCGCAAGCGTGGCTTCGCGCGTGGGACCGCCCACCTTCAGGAAGACATTGAAAACGCCAAACAGGCCATGGTCAAAACCATTCCCGACAGCGGCACGCCAGGGCGTCTGGAAACAACACTCGGCGGGATCGTTGCATCTGTTCCGCGCATCGCCGCGAGCAATCTTGCATACAACACGACCGCGCAAAACGCGTTGCGCACGATGGCGGCTGGCGCGTACGGCCCGAGGCGCGAACTCTCAAATGCCCTCCGTGGGCTTGCGCCCCAAGTCAGCGCCATCGGCGGACAGCAACCAGTCATGCAAGACGAGCTGCCCTTTGTCAATTATCTGAGCGGAAGACGATAAGTTATGGAACAGTCGCTTGTATTTCCCAACGGTTACCCCTCTAGCCAAACCAACCCCCTGCAAGGGCGTCTCCATGGCGGCGGCGAGTTTGCGCCTGTCGTGCAACCGGGGAATGGCGCGGTTCCGCAACTGACACAGCAGTCGGGCCAGGGTGGGGGAGAATTTGGGTTTAACCCGCAACTGGCGCAAACCCAACCACAGGAAAACGCCTTGCAAGGCTTTTCAGCGGCGGCGGGTTCCACCAGCGACCCTTGGGCGCAGTTTTTTGGCCATCCCGACGTGCAAAACATGTTAGGAATGTTCGGTTTATCTGCGCCAGGCCAGGGCGGTGGCGAATTTGGGATCAATCAAAGCGGCGGCGCGCAGCCCAATTGGCTTGGGAACATGTCTCAACAGCAGGGTTCGATAGGCGGGCCATCGGCGCAGAACCCCGTAGCGGGCGGCAACTTCATGGGAGGCCAGTGGTAAATGACGACAAACTGGACCGCGAACAACGAAACCTGGAAGACACTGACGCCCGCTCAGAAGGCTGCGGCTATGTCGTTGATGGAAGCCGGAAATATCAGCGACGCCAAGAACGCGCTGGGCGCAATGATCAATCGCTCCGACAAGGAAGGCGTTGATTTGGGAACACATGTTTCTGGGAAAATTTACCAGCCTACGATGGAACCTTCTCAGGAAGCACGACTGAACGTCATCCTTAAAAAGCCAGAATTCAAACAACTGACTGACGTTGCCGAACAACGCATGAGCGGATTGACGCCAGATTGGGCGAATGGCGCAACGCATTTCCTCGCCAAGCCTTCTACAATGCTCAATCTGGAAAGTAAAAACCCCGATAAGTACAAGAACTGGGGTCCCCGTGGCGCAAATTGGTCTGGTTATGACGAAAAAACTGGCAAGTATGGTAACCAGGTGATGGAAGACAACTCACACGCCTTTCTGACGCCAGAAGGGGTGCATTCCGCCCAATTTGGCGACGCTGCATCTGTTCCGCCAGGCGTTACGCCTACACCCGTGGCGACCACCAAAGAGCAGCCGCCCGCCGATGGGGTTCCGTCGCCCATCGCCAGCGACGCCTTCGACGCGACCAAGACGACAACAGCCGAAAGCGCGTTTGAAGACCTGAAATCGCATATTGACGAACAGAAGGCCGCAGCCGCGCCATCGCCGCAAGCCGTGGCGTCAGCCGCCGGGCCCGCGCTGGTTGGCCCTGGTGGCCCGGCGGGCGCTGCTACTGGCGCTCTTGCCGCAGCCCCTGCGGCGTCACCTGGCGTGAATCCTTACCTGATGGCGCAAGCCTTGCAGCCGCAGGCGACCACCCCAGCTCAACCACAGAACGCCCTGGCGGCGTTCGCCAATCCTGCGGCGGCGGATAGCAGCAACACTCAAAATATGTTAAGACTTATGGCAATGGGGCGTGATAAGAATAACATGCTGGCGTCTCTGCGCGGCAACGGGGTTATATCGTAATGGGAACGGTTCTTTTTAGACGCAAGGGCGAACAGTTTTTTGACAGCTACGGTAGAATGCTTGCTGGCGGTCAGATGTATTATCATGTCGCCAATACAACAACGCCACAGGACACGTATTCCGAGCAAACTGGCGTGACAAGCAACTCCAACCCCATAACGCTTGACGCATCTGGAAGACTGGCAACGCCCGTCTATCTCGGTTCAAATTACGACTATAAAGAAACGCTTAAAGACGCCAACGGCGTAACTGTGTCGTCATGGCCTTTTGACAACATCCCCAAGTCTGCGACAGCGCCCGCGACCGTGACAGGCTTCGAACGGCTCTATTTGCCGTTTACTCAGGTTTCCAGCGTTTCCAGCCCGGTAACGTTGCTTGTGGCCAACGCTGGGTATGGTTATGAGGCTGACGCTACGGGCGGCGCTATCATTTTCAACTTGCCTGACGTGACCACAATCACGCCCGGAACCGGCTATTTCTTCAAGCGTGTGGACGCCAGCGTCTACAACGTCACCCTAACGCCGCACGGAACCGATCCTATCGACGGCGCCAACGCGTCGGTGATTGTCCCTCCCGGTTACAACGGGATTTATCTGGTCTGCGATGGCAGCGCGTGGATGTGTTATTCATTCCATTCCCCCCACGCGCGCCTGGCTGGCGCTAAGCAAGCTGTGACGGCCAACGGCGCGACAACGATCAACATGAATCTTGGTTGTCACGTCATCCTGGCGCTGGCTGCAAACAGCACGTTGGCCGTCAGCAACGCGCCGCCAAGCGGCTCGCTTGGCAAACTGGTAATCGAAATCAACAACGGCGGCGCGTTCAACATTACGTCCTGGCCTGGCACAGTCGTCTGGACGGGTGGTATTGTTCCGACAATCACCAGTGGTAGCGGCAAGAAAGACAGCGTCGTCCTGACGACCATTGACGGCGGAACCAATTGGAGGGGCTATCTCACAGCTCAGAATATGTCATGACGGTTTTGCAATTCATTTTCACCGCAACGCAGCCGTTTGTGGTTCCGGACGATTGGAACCCTGTCAATAACGCGATTATGTGTCTTGGCGGCGGCGGCGCGGGTGGGACTGGCTGGTACGACGGCGGCGGCAACGGCGGCGACAGCGACCGTTCTGGCGGCGGCGGTGGCGGCGGTGGTTGTTCTACCGGTTACAACCTCAACCTGACGCCAGGGGATACAATTACCGTCACGGTGGGCGCGGGTGGAACGGTCGCCGCACATGCGGGCAACAACGGCGGCGCAAGCACGTTCAGTTCTGTGACGGGTGGCGGCGGCGTTGGCGGAACCTACGGCAACGATGGCGCGGGCGGCGCGGGCGGAACCGGAACTCTCTATGCGGGCGGGCTGGGTGGAACCGGATACAACAACTGGCGCGCGGGCGGCGGCGGCGGCGCGGCTGGCCCTCATGGCGTGGGTGGGCCAGGCGGACACTGGTACGCTAGCATGGAAGGCGGAACGGGCGACGGCGGCAACACTGCGTCGGCGCTGCGCGGCGCGGCTGGCAACAACGGAGCGGTGGGCAACTGGGGCGGTTCAGGCAGCGGCGGCTCATCTGGCGGTCATGCGGGCGGAACCTATGGCGGCGGCGGCGGCGGCGGTGATTACGCTGGCGGAACAGGGCCGTCACCTGGCGCGCCAGGTCTGGTTATCGTCTCATACAGCCCGCTGAACGCGTCAGCAATGTTAATTGGAATTTAGAGGCCTGCAAAATGTCAGTAACACCTTGGTTAGACTTGGCAAAAAAGGAATTTGGCGACCGCGAAGGTAGGGATGACGCCAAAATCCTGGCGTTTTTCAACGACGCTGGCCACCCTGAAATCGACAGCTCGTCAACGGCCTGGTGCGCGGCGTTCGTAGGCGCGATGTTGAAGCGCGCGGGTATCAAGCCGTCAGGGTCGCTGATGGCGCGTTCTTACCTGAAGTGGGGTGTGGCTACGACTTGCAAGCTGGGCGCTGTCGCAGTCCTGTGGCGTGGTTCACCAGGTGCGTCAACTGGTCACGTGGGGTTCATAATTTCCTCTACACCCAGTAGAATAACGATCCTTGGCGGAAACCAGGGTTCGGCTGGAACCGTCTCAACTGAAACGTTTCCAAAGAGCAGAGTTTTAGGGTATCGTTGGCCAAAATAGGAGTAAGGGCATGCTTCAACTCGTTTCCGCCCTGGTGGGCGGCATTTTCCCCGGACTGTTGGCGCAAGTCGTCAACGCCACAATTCCGACTGCTGGCGTGAACGTTGCGCCCAGCGCGGCGGCGAACAGCTTTATCAATGTCGCCATCGGCGCAATTCTTGCTGGTTTGGGCGCCAGCGGTTTTGGCGCTGACGCCATTCACACCGTCACCACGCTGGCGGGTGTGGCGCTTACCATCCTCAGCACCATTAACCATTTAGGGCTTCTTGGCTCATCTAACGCCAACACTGAAGCCCTGATTGAACAGCTTCTCACCCAGATTGCGAGCTATCAGCCCCCTGTCACGTCTGACCCTTTGCCGCAGCCAGTTCCGGAGGCGTGATGCACTACGAGCTGGCAATAATCGACTTAATCAACAGAAAGTTCAAAGAAATGACCGTTTCCATTGACCGCATCGCTCGCGACGTGACCAACTTGAAGACCATTGACGCCAGCATCCTGGCGCTTGTCGCGGCATTCGTCGTCCAGATCAAAGACCTTCGTGACCAGCTTGCCGCCGCCATTGCCGCCAGCGACCCAGTCGCCCAGCAGGCCGTTCAGGACAAGCTTGACGCCCTGGCGACTGACCTGGAAGGCGAAGCCGCTTCGCTGTCCAAGGCCGTGACCGACAACACGCCCCCGGTTGAGCCTGCGCCGGTTGAGCCTGCGCCAGTAGTCTAAGCCTAAAAAAGGCCGCAAAGGTGACTTTGCGGCCTTTTCTGCGTTCTGAGGGGAATTGCATCATGTCTACAATTGTCGAATTACCGTCGCAGTTTTGGCCAGCATTGATTATTGCCTTGGGCTCTGCTCTCGGCGTATTAAGGGTGTTCGGTTTTCTGAACAAACCGGCTGACGCAGGTGAACTAAAGGTTGTTCAGACAAAACTCGAAGTCCTGGAAGGGTTTCACCATGAAAATCGTGGGGAACACGGGGTTATACGAGAAAAAAATGAACGTGAGCATCACGAAATACGCGTAGATATTAGTAAAGTCGCGGAATCGTTGGCTCGCATTGAAGGAAGATTGGAAAAACGGTGATAGTTGGCAGAATACTGTTCTGTTTAATTCTCGCTTTCCCTACATCCACCCTTGCTAAAAGCTGTGGTAAAGCTTCATTTTACCATGAGGGCCATCATACGGCCAATGGTGAACGTTTTCACCCGGATGGTCTGACAGCCGCCCATCGGACTTTACCCATAGGAACAATACTCAGTGTGACAGATGGTCGCAGGCAAGTGCGCGTGCGCATCAACGACCGGGGGCCCGCCGCTTGGACGGGGCGCGTTCTAGACCTGTCAAGAGGCGCAGCCCGACAGATGGGAATGCTTCATTCCGGGGTTTGTCATGTGTGCTTTACCCAAGAGGGGCGCGCTTACCGGCCCCACAAGCGGCGCAGGCGTGGCCATTGAGTATATTCCGCATCTAAGCGCGTCGTGTTCACAGCTCTATAATGAAATCCATTATTAACTTTGAACGCGGCGTAGGAATAAAATGACTGAAATTAGCGAAATGTGTGCCCATAACAGCGGCTTGGCCCGGCAGGTTGCCGAAGCCGAAGCCGATATAATCCAGGCCACGCAAGCCCAGAATTTAGCAGCCATCGGCGCCACGAATGACGTTGGCCGTTCTGCGCAGGCTACCGCTACAGAGACACGCGCCGACATCAATCGCATTAATGGCGATATTGGTTTGGCCGTATCTCAGAGCGAGAGCAGGCTGGCCACGGGAACTTCCGCAGTCGGCGTACGCGTAGAAGCCAACGGCGGCGACACCCGCCTGTCTCAGGCACAGAGTGAAGGTCGTCTTGGGCTGTCCATCAGCGACGGCAACTCCGAAACTCGGCGCGTGTTGTCGGACGTCCAGATGCAGCTTCACAGCACGCTGGAAGCGCGTTCCGCTGAAATCCGGCAGAACCAAATTCGCGACGCCGCTGCCCAAGTCCTGGAAATCGAGCGCACCAAAGCGGAAAGTGTGTTAACCCGCTGCACTCTAGAGCGCCAGTCGGCTGAGAATACGGCTGCGATCCAGCTCGAAGCAGCCAAGAACGCCCATGCGCTGGAGCTGGCGGGCGAACGCAGCAAATTTGAGTTGGCCAAGCAGGTGGCTGAATGTTGCTGTGAAACTCAGCGCGCTGTTCATGCCGATGGCGAACGGACACGCGCTTTGATCGAAAAGAACATCATTGACTCTCTGAGAGAGCGGGTCGAGCGCGCTGAGCGTGACAACGACCATCACCGTCATGAAGCCGCTGTGCGCGTGACGGTTTCGCAGTATATGAACCAGGGTAACAATTTCCGTCCGGCGGCGCAGGCTGCGTAAGAAATAGGCGCGCCTAGTGATCACCAGGCGCGCCACACTCGCTTCATTTACGGGTGGTGTCGGCTCGGGCGACGCCATCCGCCCAAAGGTGCTTGGCGGAAAAGAAGATGACACCTTGTTCTTCAAAATATCGCTTCAACGCTTCCTGGTTGCGGATTTCATGAAGTTTCGGTGGTTCGCGGGACGGCTCACGCCCTGCGGTTTCCGCCATGATTGAAAGTGTTGACCGACACATACCCGTATCTTTGGCGAGTTGTTTGTAACCAATGCTCAACATCACCATAGCAAGCCGGATTTGCTTTGACGTCATTTTCCAGTAACCTTTGCATAATAGTCAAACTTGCCGCCGCATAGGGCGTGGATGGTTCCGGCGGCTTCGGCCACGTTCAACATTCCCGACAGCGCCAGCTTCATGGCGATAGTCCAGCCGCCCACGATAAGCAGCGGCGCAGTCGCAATTTTCAACGCGCCGCCCACACCGCGCTTGACCGCCCGGCGCACGGGGCGCTTCCGTTCGCGCGCCTTGTTGTGACCGTTTCTGTAGGCTTTGCGCCAATGACCGTGCAGCGTCAGCCTGTCCATCGTCACCGCTTCAGTCGTAATGGCCAGCGTGGAAAGAATTATCCGTCCGCCGAGGGCGTGGAAGCGACGGAAAAAGTCTGTGTCTTCGCCCCCACTGGCGTTAAGCGCGGGGTTGAAGCGTAGGCCATGCCGCCAGACGATGGCGGCTCTGAAGATCACATTCCCGGTTCCGGCGCAGTCCAACGGCGCGCCATCGACATTGCCCCACGAACCCCACGGCGCTCGCCAACGCCACTTTGCCGACGCGGTGGGGTAGACGTAGCGGATTGTTCCATGAACCGCGTCCACGGGCGAATTGTGAGGTTTGCCGCAGTAATCGCAGGATGGCCCTACAATGGCATATCGTTCGATGGCCTCCATAAAGCGAACAAGCCAAAGCCTATCCGCAACTTCGTCGTCATCAATGAACGCAATCCAATCTGCATCCATCACCAAAGCGGTCGTCAGCGCGGCGTTGCGCGCTGTCGCCAGGCCTGCCACAGGCTCATAACGATATCGGACAAGCACGCCGCCTACCGCCGAACACGCCTTGCTGACGTCGGCGCTTTTTTCGTCGTTGTTGTCGATTACCAGAATTTCGATATTGAACCCTTCCGGCATGATGACGCGCGCCAGGCTATTGAGACACCGCTTGAACAGTTCAGGGCGACCCCGTGTGCAAACGCACACGACAATCTTTTCCATCAAAAATTCTCCATCAATTTAACTAGGTTGCGCACAACGAAGATGACCATATGATAAAGCGTGAACCCCATGAGTATCGCGGCGCTGATAAGGATTAGCGCCACGACCGCCATAAGCAACACGATAAACATCAACTTGGCCAGACTGGCGACTGCGACAAAGTGTAGTTGTGCGCCAATGAGCGCGAACAGCGCCAAAGCGCTAATGTAAACCACAATGCACATCGTGAGGGCTTGTTCTTTGTTCACAACACGCCCCCGGTCGATGGGTTAAAGTTGGTGATCTTGATGGCCTTGGTGAACATTTCGAAGGGCCAACCGCCGGTCAGCCACGCGTCGATTTCCACGCGAAGCGTCTCCAACTCCGCTTCGCAAATCAGCTCGTCGTTGTAATCAATCTGACAAAGCCGCTCGCCATCTCGCCGAACCACGATTGACCACTGGTAGATCAACCCCGCGTCGTTGACCGCAATCGCCAGGCCAAGGCGAACGCCCACAAGGGTGTCAAGCTGGGTGGGGTAGAGCAATCCGCTCGCGTCGATGGCCAGGGCTGGTTGCGCCCCCTTGGGCGCTGAACCATGAGGCAGGAACGCAACCCTGTCCCTGGTTCTGGCGTGGGGAACGATTTGGCCATCCGCGACGCCTAAGCTCTTGGCGACAGCGTTCGCAATGGCTGCGCCTTCGGGCGATAGGTCTATTTTGTTTGTCATAACAGCGATTATCCTATGATGCTAAATATCATTACCACGGTGAACGTAACAACTCCGTAAAATCCAGCCAGATATCCGGCAAATGTCGGAAGTCCTATGAGCCAAAGCCCTGCAACCATAGCAACGATTGCTTTATCTATGTTGTCCATTATGGCACAAACCTTTCCGTGATGATGAGTTTTCTTGCTTCTGCGGCATAAAACCGCATATCATAGTCTATGGGTTCGCCGTTGTAGCGCTGGGCAATTGTCAGTCTACTGGCGTGGTCCCGATTGTTGTGTTGGGCCCAAGTCCCATCGCTCGATTTTGGCCCGCCACCCTTCACTTTGAACGTTCCGCCACATTCAGAGCACACCCACGCCCCGCGTTTGCCGGTCGCCACGGCATAGCCTTCGCCGTGAATACGCGTGGCCGTGGCTTTCATCTGTTTGTATGCGGTCACGCCCTCCGGACTGACGTAGTAGCGCACCACACCCTTAAGAACCCGCCCGTCAGCCACTTTCAATTCGGCGGCTTTGCTGAGGTCTAAGCGCAGCATGAAGTCGAAGCCGTCACCATCGTGGGCGCTGATGTAGTCTTCAACGTCAATCCCGTCCACCATTGCCGCGACCGCAGCCGCCCGGATTACGGGCATGCTCTGATTTTGGTGCCATTGGCGCTCATCTTCGTAAACGCCTTTGAGCTTGAATTTGCCCTTCCCTTTGTATTTCGCCACGTAGTTGTTGACGTCGCGCAGCCACATTTTTTCGTAGGTGTTCGCCTCCAAATCCAACAGGGTCGCCTTTGACCAGGCCGCAGCCAGCCGTTCGACTTCTGGGCGTTTGCCCTCCGGAATGGTGAAGGTTATCCCGTCAGTATTGATTTGGATAATCCTAAGTCCGGGTATGGTCAGCATCAATTCCGCCAGCGACAGAACCAGAAGCTGACCGTTGATTGTGATGGCTAGCATAAAAGCAGGGTCGTAAAAATTAGTATATTTCGAACCAGCTGAGCCGAATACGGCGTTTAGGGCGTCTTTGAGCGTCTTGTTTTCTGAAGTCCCTTTGGCGTACGCCATTCGCAACACCTTCAACTGGGCGTACACATCGCAAAACATTGGCCCAAGGTGTTCTGGGTAGACGCGGTTCACGATTGAAATCGACGGGTAGAAGCTGGTAACGTCTAAATCTTCGATATCGCAGTTTTCGATTATCACGCTGCTACGGGAAGCGTGACAACCGCCCAACCCCATGGCAACCTCCAACCCATCAAGCTCAAAATCGAAGCTCTCGAACCTTTCCCCACCGTCCGTTACACCGTAACGAACGATTTTCTTTTTGCCGTTTACGTCCTTTTCTTCTTCGTGAACCGTAATTGATTTGTACAGCTCCAACGCCTGTTGCAAAATGGGCGTGTTGAAATGCACGTAGGGGAAAATAACTTCGTCCAAACGAACGCCGTTCGGCCTTGGGGTTCCCCCTTTCTGGAGCCAGACGCCAGCTTTCTGAAGCGCCCGCTCGAAATACTTGCGGCCAAGGCCGGTGTCAGACTGGTTTATCCAAGCGGGGTTGATATCCATCCGCTGTTTGATTTTATCTTGGCTAAGCCAGAAGAATTTTTCCGTCTGGCAAACGTCGTGGCAGTTGTATTTGCGCAATTCGTCAATTTCGGAATAGCTGAGGCAAGTTCCGACTGGAAACGGCAAGTCTTGAACAAGCTCAGAGCGCATATTAAATTCTAGCTTTTTCAGGCTAGTGGACTTTACACCGTCGAAATGCCAGATTTTGAACAGATCAATCTGGGGAATGGCGGGTTCCCAAATGATATGATCGAATTTGTCTCCGTCGATAATGGCTTGGCACTTTTCGTAAAGAAAGGCGGCGTCGCAGTCGGGGTTTTCCAAAAAGGCGTTCAAGACGGGCCAGTCAAAGCCCATATTGTTATAACCAATCATGGAAGTTAGCGTGCCCAGATAGGCGCGCAGCGCGGCGTTGTCCTGTCGCCGGTCGCTGATTTCGAATATCCGCCCACGGCCCCCATCCGTGGGCTTGAACGTCGCGGTGAACACGTTTGGATAAACTTCGAGGTCATAAACGACTTGCATTTCAATCGCCCCAGAACTCGCGCGGCATGTTGCGACCATAGATCACAGCCCACACCGAAGCTTCTGTTTCAATCCTGGCGGCGACCGCCTTGGCGTAGGCTCGAAAGTCGCCAACGTCACCATGGACGCACGCCACGTCAGCCAGCTTCCGAGCTTTCTGGACGGCGGGGCTTGCCTCTACAGCCTCATTGGCAATGTGAACAGCGCTCGCGTGGGCGGCATGCCAGCGCGCGCGGCGCGCCTCAGTCCAGTAGCGCGCGTACATATAGGCGGCGGCTTGGCTTTTGGGCTTGGTGAAACCAGCGTCAAGCCGGGCGGGATCGAAGCCGCAAATCTCCCTGGCGCTGACGCCGCGCAAGTCGGCGGCTTCTAACACCTCCCACGCCTGGTCATAGAGCGAAAGCTTTGGCTTGGTGGTTCCGCCAGCGCCCAAGGCGCGCTTGACGTCGGTGGGTGTTTCGAGGTGGATGGCGTCTGTCATAATCTTGCTCGCTTGATTGGGACCGCCACGCTGGCAAAGCAGCGCGACGGCCTGGATCAAAAGTTAGGCTGGCTGGTCGAACCCTTCGACGGCTGACGGGGCGATTTCACCAGGGGATGCAATCACCGCTAAGGCGTTGAGACCAGTCGGAAAACTGGGCCCTGCCACATCGCCCTGCGGCGTCTGGGCCTGGACAGTCTGAGCGACCGCAAAGGGATCTTGGCCGGTCGCCGCCGGCGTCGCCGTCGCTATCTCCGGCCCCCTCATAGGGGGCGTCGCGGCTGGCGCCATAAGCTGGTCAACGGATGGGGTGAACACGATTTCCTCGCCAGTTCCGAGATAGCGAACATATGCCGCGTTCAAATAAATTCCTGCGCTGGAGCCACCGGGCACAGAAACGGTTATGCCGTTGTCAATGACCGAAAACGCCACATCGCAGTCAAAACCCAGCTTTACCTCAGTCCAATCAATGGGCTGATTGTTCCAAAGAACCGTTTTGAACCGGGCGGGTTGGCCGTTTATCATCTCGGGAAGCTCGAATGGCAGCACGTAGCAACCTTCACAATTCTTGGGCGTTTTCCCGTTTAGTCCGGGCACGTCGCCGTCGAAAATCTTCCACGAAAAACCAGAACGCTTTTGCAACCCCAGCTTGATGGCGGCGACAACCGCCGGATAAGCGGCATAGGTCGCCAAGGTGTGGTTATAGATTTTGCCGAGCAACGCGAGTGTGGCTGGATCGCTCTTGGGCAGGGCCAGGCCAAACTTGTAACGCCACTTATCTTGCGTGACGGGAACCTGAACCCCGTTCCGCCATTCGGTTTTGTTGAGCTGGTACAACGGGCCACTGACGATACGACCCTTGGGAGTGCAGAGATTAAGATAAGTTCCGATTTTAGCCATTTTGGTGTTTCCTGTTTGGTGTTTCTGATAACCAGACCTTACCCCACGCCTTATAGGGTGTCAAGCGACTTTTTCCATCTGAGCAACAATTTTGTTATAAACATCGCTCCAACTTGATGCGAAAAGCGCAATTCCGCCTGACGCGTTGATTTCGTTGATGAAATTCAATTGCGCCACTTCGCGGGGTGTGCCCTTGAACACCCAACCCGCCCGCTTGACCTCAATCGCGACGAAAACACCATAGGGGGCCCAAACACCAATCAGGTCGCTGCTCTTGCGCTTGCGGCAAACGGTTGGGCTGTCGTTGCCCAGCCCAAAGCGCACCAGACGACCCTTGGCGTCGGTGAACGCTCCGGAGTTGTTGCGAAAAAGAACGAGGCCCAATTCGGGCGCTCGTTTTCTGATTAACTCGGACACGTAAGCTTCTGGCGTCACCGGCTCCCGCTCCGGCTCCGGCTCCGGCTCCCGCTCCAGCTACTGCTCCGGCTCCCGCTCCGGCTATTGCTCCAGCTCCCGCTACTGCTCCAGCTCCAGCTACTGCTCCGGCTCCCGCTCCGGCTACTGCTCCAGCTCCGGCTACTGCCCCAGCTCCAGCTACTGCTCCCGCTCCGGCTCCCGCTCCGGCTCCCGCTCCGGCTCCGGCTCCGGCTCCGGCTCCGGCTCCAAGCGACGTATATCAGTGTCGTGATCATATTATCATCCCCAATTAAATAAGAGGGTGACAGTAACGTCACCCTCTTATTTAGGTTAAATCTGAGTTGTAGGAAGTGACCACGGCGCAACAAATCCATCAACCAAATCACTCAGTGGAACTTTGATGATTAGATCAGCAGGATAAACTTCAACTTCGTGAAACTTTCCAGTCGCTACGGCTTGGGTATATCTGCCAGTGTCGGCAACCCAGGCAGCGTGATCCAATTCAACATACGTATCATGAACGGCAACCACATGGCCGGTGATGATCATTGTGATTTTGCGAAGAAATATATTTTCACCAACATTGAACATTTTAAAGTCTCCGATTGTTTGTGTTTCCGATATACAAACCTTACGCCACGAATTACAGGGTGTCAAGCACTTTTTTAGGGTTCACGCCTATCGGCTCCACCCCGGTTTCAGTAAACACAACGCCCCTTGCCTCATAATAGCGTTGCAGCTTTAGGTTCGACTCTTCTTTGAGAGTAATCACCATATTCTCATATCGGTTGATAGAATACTCGGTTATTTCACATTCATCGAGTTGCTTTAGAGCAAGTCGGAGTAAGGCGCGCGCCATGCGCGCCTGTCCTGGTGTTATCATTATGCGTATTCCCATGGATGGCTTGATTTGCGATCAACAGTTGACAGTTGAGACGAGGGCGCTGGCGCGGTTGCGTGCTGTTCAGCTTCCCAGTCGTCCAGCATCTTTTGCGTGTAGGCTTCCGCTTCATCGGCGGTCATCAGCGATATTGATTTCACCCGCGCGGCGACGGGCGGCGACAGGCGGTCGAACAGCGCGGCGGACTGCGGCGCGAAAGGGTCGATTGGGGGCGGCGCGAAAGGGTTGACGCCAGGAACGGCGAAGGCGGTCGCCGCGCCCTGGTCTGGGTTGATGTCAGGAAATGCAGCCATGGGTTGCGTCACACTGCGCCGCCTGACTTCGGTGAACGTGCGCGCGCCGCTTTGGACGGCGACCGGCTCCACGAACGCAGGTTGACGCAATTCATCGCGACGGTCAGCGGCTTCGTTCACCGACACGGGCGCTGGCGAGCGCCCGCCGAATTCAAACCACCAATCGCGGGCAAGCTGCCCACGATAACCTGGATCGTCAAAGCCGAAATACAGTGTTTCCGTGGGCGCGTTCACCAGGGTGAACACCACCCGTAGGGAGTTTTTGCCGGAAGCCGCCGACGTATGGGCCTTGACCTTCATGGACGTGACGCGCTTCACGCCCTTGGGGGCGCAGTATTCCGCCAGGGAGATAGCTTCAGGCGTTTCGCTGGCGTCGCGCAGCAACGCTGTCTCGCGCAACCGGCTGTCCAACAACTCTTGGGCGGCGCGCTGACGATCATCGTCGCCCGCCTCCGGAGCGACTGGGGTTTCGCCCTCGCCTTCTTCAGGTTCCCCGGCGGCTCGGCGCGCTTCGCGTTCGGCCTGGTGCTCGTCTTCCTCCATTGCCGCCGCTTCAGCCAGCGACAGGCCCGCGCCAGTCAGCTCGGTAATCCTGGCGTTGCGCGGGTTGTCGTCCAGCATGGCTGCGCCGAACGTGGCCCTGGCCTGGTCCGAAGCGACAAACAACGGATCAAGGACTATGCCGAAATCCTTGTCAGGATGCAGTCGGCTGATTCGCCCTACCGCTTGGGCTAAAACACAACGCGACTGCGTGAGGCGCAGCATCAACAACGCGTCGGCGCGCGGGTTATCGTAGCCCTCCAACAGCAACTGGGCGTTCGACAGGTGGGTTATGGCGCCGCTGGCGAACGCATCGTAGATCGGTCGCCGCTGTCGCTCCGTGCCGACACCGTCGATGTGGGCGGCCGCCAACCCGCGCGCGCACAACGCCTCAGACCAAACGCGGCTGATTTGCTTGTTGGGCGTGAAGGTGATCATCCGTCGCCAGGCATGCTCGGCGGCAACCCAGTCGGCAAGCTTTTCGATGTGGGGCAGAACGCGTTCGGCCATTTCGTCGTCTTGGAAATCGCCCCCACGCGTGTTCAGGCCGGTCATGTCAACCTTGACAGGACACTGGAGCAATTTGATATCCGCCAGATATCCCTGTTGGATCAATTCCAACAGCCCAATGTTGTACTCATCTCCGTCAATAAAGGCCTTCAACGGCTTGTTGTCCAGCCGGTAAGGCGTGGCGGTCAAGTCCAGTTTCTTGGCGTTAGGCCAACGCGCCAACAGCTTAACCCAGTTTTTGGCTGCTCTGTGATG